TAATGATCTTCAAACAACTGTTTCAAACCAGAAATAAAGTCTTCAGCAATCTCACCCTTGAGTCCACGCTCGATTGCCAACTCGTTTTCTTTCATCCATTCCTCAACAACATAATCGAGGTATTGATCTACTTTTTCAGATAGAGTATCCTTATACTCCTCAATCTCTACTGCCATGGCAGCTTGTTGATTTTCAACAATTCTCGCCAACTCTGTACGAGTCTTGGACTTAACCGCAGCTTCAAAAATTGTTGCAGCTTTTTCCTTGAACTCTTCAGAGAGGTCTTCTCCATCAACGAGAGCTCGAACATCAGAGGACACATCAATTTCTTTAATGTGATTTTCGAGGACTTCCTCATCAACTTCAAATCCTTCGTGATAACCCATTTTCATGTAAGTTGCATGAAGGTCTTCTTTGTTCATGCCTTCCATTTTCTTGGACATGGCAGCCATGAGGTCTTTTTTAGACATAATTTCCTCTTCTTCTTCCATTTCTTCATCTTCATCTTCATGGGCTGCTTCCATCTTAGCAGATGCATCAGATGGTTTTGCTTTAGGGGCAGTATCTTTTTTAGCAGCTGCGGAAGCTTTCTTACCGATTTCTCTATCTTTGTCGCTGCCTTCTTCATCGGCACCGCCAAGGTCATCGGCTTCGTTTTTCTTGTCGTCTTTCTCTGATGGAACACCAGAATCATCGGGTTGACTTGCTTCTTCAAGCTCTGCCAGAACCTCTGCTTCTAGTTCCTCAATTGTTTGGTCTAATTCAGACATAGGAAGTCTCCTTTTTTTATTAGATATATTTATAAATTATAATTTTTTGAGGAACTTAGCAAAAGCTAACGCCGATTCATTTGCTTGTCTATGACGTTTCTTAACATCAAAACTCTTTTTTACCTCTGCAACATGAGCTTCAATCAACGAACCATGATCCCAAACCCATTCTTTCCCCTCCATTATACCTTGTACAAATGCACTAGGTGCAGAAGGGTCAGCAACAATATCTGCTGCAGCTGCAAGATAAAAGTCACTTCTCACATACTTGGCACCGTCCCTCTCGTCCAAGCTTCCCATACCTCTAGATGAAACACCCAACTTGCAACCATCGTCCATTAAAGTTTTGACGATTTTACCCATAGGTGTTTCTAAAATACGAGCTTCACCCATAATATTTTTACCTTCTGGATATAATTCGGTAATAAGGTGTGAAACTCTTTCTAAATTTACTGTTGGTCCTTCTGGATGACCCAACTCTCCATATGCTCTATTTTCACTGACAAATTTATTATTATAGTTTTTGACTTCCTTTGTCAGTATTTCCATAGGATACACTCGACCATTTCGGTTTTTGATATCCCCTTGCATAAAGATACCACGAATCTTATACGATTTTTCACCGTTTTCTTTTTCTTCACGAATGTATTCTACTGTTTCAATAGCTTCTGATATTAGTTTCATGACCATCATACTCCTGCGTGACCTAGAGCAACTTCTTCAACATAAACAGCGCCGTCACTACCGGCAGTTTCATTGATCACTGAAATACGAAATTCAGTTTCGGCTCTATCGTATAAAAGAAGTCCAGGCCCTGTCAAGTCTTCAGTTCCCTCTTCTAGTACTATTCCATTAGCATTTGTATCATCTTCACTATTTTGTGCGATAGGAACTCCAGAAGCAAATCGTAATGCCCGGTCTACATCAGGAACCACTGTTGTTGTAGTTCCTGCTTTCAAATAAAATGCATTTGAAGAAGATGCTACAGGGTAACCATCTGAAATAAGAAAAAGAACGTCTTGACCGCCAAACTCTGTTACTCTGTATGAGGAAGCTGGGGATAATTTGCCAATAACGGCATCGTGTGCTGCATCATCGGCAGTCTGTGCTGCGGTGACTGTCCCAGCAACTCTTAGTGTTTTGAATGACATTTCCTACTCCTATATCGCTAACATTTCTTTTTCAAAATAATTCATAAGTTCTTTTTCAGTAACTTTAAATTTTTTTGATACTTCTTTTATAGTTTTCTCAAAAGTATTTAGGAAATCTGAAGGTTTATCATCCATAATTTTAAAGATAGAATCGACAGCATCTTTCATCTTTGGAGACAATTTCTTGTACTCCGTTGATTTTTTGTGTTCATCTCTCTCAAAAACTATATTTTGATAAAGTTCATCAATTCTCTTCATTTTTAACCTCATGGTTCACGAAGGCATTTGACAACTCTCTTCTTTTTGATTCTAAAGCTTTACCAACCTTAGAAATCATAGAGTTATCAAACTGTGCTTCAGCTTCTAAGTTTGATCCTGACGCAATATTATCAATTATTTCTCTAGACATTTATTTCTCCTCATCATCTATTTCTTGGCCATCATATTTAGCAACATCGTCTGGGTCTAATACACTACCACCTTGTGATGGGTATCGTGTAATACCATCAGTATTTTGTGGAATATCAATACCACCTTCATCTGGGTCAAGACCATCTTCTTTATTGATTTGTTTTTGCATTTCATCCATTTCATTATCAGTCATACGCAACACTTTCTTCATTACATATTCTTTACTGAAAAATGTACCAATGTATGATTCAATGGTCCCTAAATTATTTAATCTCTCATTAAGAAGTTCACTATCCTTCAATTCTGCAAAATGTCCATCAGCCAAGAAATCATATTGAATATGTTCTTGCATCAATTTCCAATCATCTAAAGATATTATTCCTTTTAATAGAAGCTGTGTTTTTAGAATATCAGTGAATAGAGGCGTAAACTTCTTTCTAATTCTTTGAACAAACTTAGTAAATTTAAGTTCATCTCTAGTAATTTCTGTGGCTCTACCCAAACTAAAATTAGATTCTGCTTCTAGTCTTGAGATAGGAACATTCAATGACCTAAACAGTTTTCTTTGGAAGTAAACGATATCATCAATTTCACCAAGATTCTGTCCACCGGGCAATGTTGTAATCTCTGTACCTCTACCACCCTCACGCCGTGGGAGCCAGAAATCTTCCAACATACTCATATGATTTCTATCATCACGAATCTCACCAGTTGATGCATCATATACTAACTTGTTACGATAACGATTCATAACATCTTTGAGATATTGTTCTGCTTTTACTTTTGGTAGATTACCAACATCGATGTAGAAGATTCTTCTTTCTGGGGCCCGTGAGATACGATAGATTACCAGAGAGTCTTCTATCATTCTCAATTGGTTTACAGGTTTAATTGCTTTATGAAGATAAGACATGACCTGACCAGAGTTTCCATCTATCAGGCCTGATGGAACATAAGTTATAGCATCTGGTGATATTCTAAGCCCTTGATTTGGTCCATGAAGACCTCCTGTCCCAGTATTCTGAATCCCTTTATCATTATACAAATAAAATTCTTCAATCTTTTTTATTTTTTCTATACTACTTTTTTGATCTAATTCTTTTTCAAGTTGTCTAACTTTTTTAATTTTAGTTGGATCAACATATCGAAGTTCTACAATACCGCTTTTAGGATTTTTAGTGTTAATGATTTTATGAAAATAAATTCTGCCATCCACATACCATCTGCGAAAAAGGTCATGACCCTTTTCTTCAAACTTTAGAAGTCTCAAAACTTCCTCAAATTCTTCTCTGATTTTTCTTTTGATTCTATCTGGGTAAGGTAGATTATCTAGCTCAATTTGAACAGATATATCACTTTCGTTAGATACAATGCCTTCATTAACAATGTCTTCAATTGCAGTATCACATTCTGCTTGTTGTGCTATATCACGATAACGTCTGATTAAATCAGTATCAGCTCTATCCCGGCCATCAGTATCCAAGATAGAACCATAAAATCCTCCGCCGGGAATATCTACAGTGCCATCATCAGAGGAAGGGCTTGTAAAAGTTACAACGCCCTCTTCCTCATTTTTTCTACTAATTTTAAAACCAAAAAGTTCAGCCATAATAACTCCTACTAATCCTTATATTTAGTAGGTAAAGAATTAGAAGTTTACGCCAGAAGCCTCAAAATGTTGATATCTCCAAGTAACTTCAAACTCTTCAATAGCATCTGCTTGATCAGAACTTAATTCGATTGCTGCAAGAGATGTTGGCCATGCACTTCTGAAGATATAAGTTTTGAGAATTGTATTATCTCTATCTAACTGTTCAACTTGCAAATCGGTTTGATAATCTGCAAGTACGCTTGTTCCTGTTCCCTCTGCAAGATCATTGATGCCGTTCATCCATAATTCCAATGAATTACGAATACCAAAGTCTGTATCATTCATAAATGTAGTTGTCCAAGGATCATCAAAAGTTCTGTCACCAGCAATATAAATTTGTCTTCCTCTGAACGGAATTGCAATTTCAGTTAAAGTTTGCGCTGGTAGACTAGATGCTCTTGCCAAGAATGAGGCTCTACGAACATCTAATCCAGTTCCAATCCCAGAAGGTGGGGTAATAGTAACTCTGAATTGATTTGCCCGAGCACCTCCACCAATTAAATTTGCTTTAAAATCATCTATCTGTGCCATGTGAAGTTACTCCTTAAAATTTACCTACTACTTCACTAAACTCTACACCAGTACGAACCGCAACAAAGTTTAGAGTAATGAAGTTGATTGATCTGGCTGGTTTGATGTAAATATCACCAATAAATTCATTTCGGTCTATAACCTCACCAGTATTATTTGTATCATCAGCGACCACTCTAAAGTCAAAAATACCTCTACGACCTTGAACATCTCTCAAGAAAGGTTCAATAAGATTTCTGAATTGCGCTCTTGTAAATTCATCGTTGAACTCAAAGAGAGAGAACTTAGCAGCAGTTGAAATAGCTTTTTCCAAAACCAAGAACAACCTTCTCACATTGATTCTATCAAATGCACTGGGTTTTGCCAGAGCAGTTTTATCACCAAACAGAACTACACCTTGGCCTGGAAAATCAACAACAGGATTAACTCTTGCTCGATAAAGTTGATCTCTTTCAGATTTTTTAGGGTTATATGACAGTTTAATTGCGCCTCTAACATTACCTCTATTGAAACCAGCTGGTGAGAACCAAGGGTCAGCGACATTATCAGTGAAACAACACAGTCCCGCAGTGTCACCATTCATTGGTACAAATCTGAAAACATCATTGTACTTATCATACATTTGTTTGTAAGAACTATCAAAAACAACGTATGATGAAGATGGACAAAGATCAAATGCATCAACGACATTCTCTGTAGCAGTAATCGAACTTGAAACCCCTACGGTTGCAGAACGATATGGCGAAAGGAATGCAACGCAATCTCTTCTTGTTTCTACGAGTGCAGTCAACATAGTAGCATGTGTATCTTGCGTGGATGCTGTATCACCAGCACCACCACCTCGACCACCAAGAATAAGATTAACATCAAGTGACTCTGTATCTTCAAAATTATCATAAGCTATTTCAAGTTCACCAGCAGTTACTGCATAGTCATCAGTGCCATTTTTGAGATTTGTTGTGGTTGGTGTGTCAAGCGCAGCATATGCAGTTGCACCTGTTTCACCTTTAATTTTGTCATTTTGATTTTCATTTGAAGTACCAGTAGCGTCAAGAACAATATTATCTCCAGCATCTGCTCCTGCACCATCTGTTCCACCATCTTCCATGACGATGAATGTGTCTTGACCGTCAAAATCTGTACCCCAGTTTGTTCCAGATGTATTGTGATCCATCCAATAAACAAAATTGGAAGTTCTAAAAATTTTGTCTGCATAATAAACACTATCACCTTGGGGTGATTTACCATTTGGATTCTTAGAAAGATTTGCAAATGTCTCTAAAACAGCATTTGTTCTGTTTCCATTACTTTCTACAGCAAATCCACTTATTTCTCCGAGTTGATCATATACAACAATATGAATTTCATCACCAGTGCCTCTTTGGTTTTGCGTAGCAAAATCTGATGTGCCTGGAGCTTCATCAAATAAATCATAAAATCTCCATCGGCGTCGAATACTTGTAGCAGCAGCAATCGTACTTTGAAGTCCTGCGCCATTTGGATCATCTTTTAGTTTAATCGTAATGGTGTTTGCAGATGAATCAGTGGCAGTAACTTGATATTCAAATCCTCTTTCTTCTCCAAAGTTAACAATATCATGGAGTGTAAAGGCTGAACCATCGGTTACACTAATAACTGTTTGTCCAATAGCTTCTTCGGCACTTGTAGTTGTTACAGCAGTCTCTTCAAATGCAGTTGAATTTGCACAAATTGAAACACCAATGGAATTTCCCCATTCACCGGCAGTTCTTGCAGCCCATTCACCAACAGAACCTTGTCCATCAGCAAAAGAAGTTTCATAATGATCATCATCTCTAATGATGAAAGCTGTTCCAGATGCAACAGCATTTGTAACACCAGATTCGCACCGAACAACTTTAAGTTGGTCTGAATATTGAAGAAAATTAGCAGCAGTAAAAAATGTTTCAAACTGATTTGAATCACCTTGAGGTTTTCCAAAAACTTTTACTAAATCATCTTCTGTACCAACAGTCACAATTGAATTAACTGGGCCTTTTTGGAAAGCACCAGCAATAGCACCAATCGTTGTTGGTACTGATGGGACGATTGTTGTGAGGTCGATCTCTCTTACATGAACGCCAGGAGACTTTAAAAAACTCATCTCTTTACTCCTTTACCGAAGTCTTGTTGTATCTTAGAATATTTATAATAATCAGTTTTCTAAAACACCACTTTTATATGTGTTATAACTTATAAATAATATTATG